GCGATACCACGAGCAGCAAGAGTTTGCCTTGTAACAATACCTCGACTCAGCGCTCTACTAACTTTAGCACCAATTCCCACTGCTTTGGCTCCAGTAGCTGCCTTAGCTCCCACACCAACAATAGGCAAAAAGCTAAGTGCCAGGTCAAGCGGACTAAGCAAAGACCCGAGAAACCCTACGCCAATAGCTCCAGCAGACCGCATGATCCCATCTGCCCCACCACTGAGAATAAGATTGCGATCACGCTCCTTGGTCTTGCGATCCATCAGAACACTGTACTCATCTATAGTAGGATCGAGAGTAAACTTGAGATCGACGCCTTCCTGCTGGGCATAGTGGTTCGCCTCACTAGCAGGAATTCTTGGGTTCAGGACAGGGTCTTCATCTTGGGCGATGTTATACTCGCTCATCCGGTAGAGCGACGCTGACGCCCGGTCGTGGAGACCCTGATCGAGGGCCGCACCATAGTAATCAGCGGCCCCATATGGTTGAGCTGCCTCACCAATCTTGGATGGGTTAACCTGTGAAAATATAAAGCTCATAGTGTGAAGTTCCAGAATAGTGCTGTTGTAGTATGTCCATCCCTAAACCTTTTAGCGTCAAATTGAAGTACATTATCCGCGTGCTCAGTTCCGTCGCTATCTCTTTTGCTATAAGCTGGAAGCTTGTCGATAGGGAGCTGGAATAGTTTTCCATCTTTGTTGCGCAGGTCGATCTGTTTTCCTGTAACTGCACTAGCCACGGTTACTCGGTAAGTAAGTCCTCCTGGATCAGGGTAGTATTTGGCTGTCTTAGTGATCTGTTGGCTGATCATTTTCCTGCGTACTTTTGGATCACTTTGTTTGGAGTAGTCAGGAAACATATCTGGATCAATATCGTCTGGATGTATCTCAGTAAGAGCTATGCCCATACGTCGGCCGTAGTCTTTTAGGTCATCATCATCGTGGATCTTTCCGAACATCTCACGAGGCATCCAGAGTTCTTGCTTATATCCACTAAATGAGGTTGTATCGCGAACCTTTACTGGCGTCATGGTTGAAGTTAGGATCTGTGCGACAGCCTGTTCTGCAGCAGCAGAGGCAGTTACACCGGTAGTAGCCATCTTATCTTTTGCATAGGTTTCTATTGCCCTGCGATAGCCACTAAGTTCAGCAGAGCGCTGGCCCTGTGGACCACCTATTGAGGCAACAAACGAGGCCCATGTTGGGTTGCGATTGACCTCTGCGTTTAATTTTACCCCATCGATAATACTCATTTCAGCGGTATCTTTTGCTCCACGGATTGCTCCAATATAGTCAGGCAACCAGCTTTGCTTAGCATTCTGAAAGGCAATCTGATACTCTGGCTTTACTTTTTCGACTGGAAGAGTGGTGAGATCACTGATAGCATGGGCGCGTAATTCATCATTGGGGTACTGGTGCAAAATACTCCTAATAGTTTCTACTGCATCGTCAATAGTGCCACTATTGATCTGACCTGAATAGGTATTAGCTTGCTGCTTAGTAAGTAACAATCGTTGACCTGGAGGTTTATTCATAAAGCGAGTGGGATTTCCACCTTCGACAGGGTAGCCTTGATACTTTAGAATCGTATTGTAGTACTGCTCACGAGTTCCAGCAGAGGCATCGACATCTGGAGGGGCATCTTGCCTCGGTGGAAGAACTCCAGGTCCATTATCTATTCCAGTATTGGCTGAGTCCTTAATAGCTGCAATTTCTTTGGCGAGCAATTGAACTTGCTCATTGTTTTCAGTAAGCCATTGGACGCTATCTGTATCAAATAACTTCTGATCACGTACTAGGGCTGGTTGAATAATGGTGCTGAAAGCACGCATCTTATCTTCAGTATCTAATGTTGCTTCAAAATCAGTTGCTTTTTGCTGCTTAACCCCTGGGAGTTCTCCAGTAACAGAGCCTAGGAACTGGTGAGAAGAAACAGAAGCAAAAATAATGGCATCATCGCGCTGTTTCATAACAGCCGCTTGCTCCCCCTCGTATACCTGCTGGTAATCAGAAAGAGGGATAGATGCTTGGGCGCCAGTCTTCTGAGAAGCAATAACAGTTTTCTCACGCGCCAAATTAAAGTCCTCCTTCAGAATGAGCGAACCTTCTTCTTTCTTTTTCTCTAGTTTGCCTAGGAGAACTTGTCTGGATTGCTCATCAAGAACTTCGCTTCCGATAACTAATTTTTTTGCTAGTTCTGGATTCTTGTCTACCAGTGCTAGGGCAATATCTTCAGTTCTTTTTGCTACTAGTTTGCGAGCAAGCTCAGGCGCGACTTGCCCATATAGCTCCATAATAGCGATGGAATTATTTGTAAAGTTAGTGCCTAGATCTGTTGCTGCTGCTGCTGCATCTACTCCAACTGCTTGGTGGTAAGAACTTAGTGCTGTGCCCCAAGTTGTTTCCAAGCTATTGAGATCCATACCCATTTCATTTTGGGCAGTCTTCTCTGCGTTCCTGGCATATCTGCTGTCAACAACACCTCTAGCTTTTTCTCGAAACTGTGCAGCTGCTTCTGGGCTAGGGGCTCCTTCAGTTATAGCCTCAGCATTGGACCCGGCGGTTTCTATAAACGATGGAAGTAATTCAGGACTAACTTGGTTGACAGGGTCTACCTCGAAGTCTGTTAGCTTACGAGCATATTCAGATAGTGCCCGATCCGTCCAAAGAATGTCTTTGCGTTCCTTTTCTGCATCTGCAATGGCATCAGCTGTTTTTTTATTCACTGCCACTCCAGTAGCTAGGTCTCCAATACCTTTTGCGAGCATGTCTAGCCCTGAATTTCCAAAAGCAGATATTCTAGCACTGGAAAGAATTGAGCCAGTTGTGGCTTCAGCAGATGAAAAGGCTTGTTGAATCTTTGCCATTATGGTCCTTTCTGAAGAGTTGGATATTTTGCAACAGCATCTGCACTTCCAGAAAGTAACGAAGTAGCTACTCCGAATTTTGCTGCTGTCCTTGCTTGCTTGCCTTCCATTAGACCGAGGGTTCTTTGCTGCTCTGAGCTGGTCGTGTTTAACTTTGCTTTGTAAAGAATACTTAGCTCGTCCAGGTCTTCTTGGAAATTCGTATCTTGCAGTAAGTCATTTAGCGATCCACCTGGAAGTAATCCTGAGGCAGATGCCGCTGCTTTTTGACTTGCCCGAATTCTACGGTATTTTTCACGTGTGCGGTCAACATCGTAATCAGCCTGCTGGGACATAGCAGCCTGGTTGTTTCGCTCCACTTTTGCATTGTAATCAGCCTGGTCTTCAGCTGCCTTACCTTCTTGATGAGAACTATAGGCTGAGACCCCTACACTGACTGCGGTCAGAGCTAGGTAGACAAGTGTTGATGCTTCTAGAGCCATTTTGCGTAAATTGCATTGTCTCGACCATCGATCGAGTGGTTGTGTAGGATTCCCTCAAAAGTAAAGCCAAGCAGCCTTGCCCACTTGTTTAGCTGATCGGTATTGTTAACATAAATCTGTATGCGCTGCATACCTACACTAAGCAATTGGTTAGTGAGATCACGTAGAACCTTGATAACACTTAGCGAATACTTGTGTAGTTCAGGGCTTCCCATCAGCCAGCATTCACCAACCCCTTTCCAAAGTGTAAATAGACCGAAGCAAGCAATTGGAACGTTATTGACCAGGAAAACATAAGAATAAGTTGACATGTCAAGTAACCCCTGGTTATATCCAGGCGTGTCCTCGTTTGAGATAAAATAATACAGGGATTGAAATTGATCAAACAATTCCTGTGTTAATCTTTCGACTTTAAGTGGACTACTCATTGACAATAACTGTTGGCATCAGTGAGAGTATAGTACAAGGGTAGCATTGATCTTGTACAATACAAAATTGCCCATCGTAATTAAAACCTGCGTCATCTCGAAGTTGTACAAAGCCACTAAATAGATTAGGGGACTGGCCTAGAAAGGGCTCTGATTCTACGAATGAAAGTGTGTCACCTGTTTCAGGATAATTTCTCCCATACTTCAATCCAATTGTTGCATGTAATTGAATATCTAATCGCTGGATTTTTTTAAGTTTACCTATTGATGTTCCAAATTGTGAGCCACCCTCAAGAGACAGTGTCTTAATATATGAGGTATACTTTAATCCTACATGGACAATAGATGCGGCCCATTCCAGGGTAATAGCTCCTCCAGTTACTACACGCTCAGGATGCTGAGATCCGTCTGCCATGATAGAAACCGTCTGGCCTTCTAAGTGCGTAAGACCTGTTATCGCAGTTGTAGGGGCTCCGGAATATGATTTACAGGAATCGAGATAGATCATTCCTACCTTATCTGTATTAGATGAAGGTTGGAACTCTGGAGCAAGATATTCGTGGTAGCGCTTGGTTACTCCATTTATTGTTCGCTTAACTATCATGTAAACCGAATCTTTATTTATAGCATTATTTGGTATGCGACAAATAGATTCAATAAACCCGCCAGGTAGCTCGTGTTGTGCCCAAGCAAAAACTTGGTGGTCTTTTTCGTAAGTAAAAGAAAGTAGTTTACCATTTGAACAACATACCCAAACAATACTGTTTGGAATTTGCTGATAGCACATAGCTACAGCGTATCCATTATCACGAATAATGTGCTCTGCTACGACAGTTAAGTCTGAAGCAGTAAAGGAGTCTATTTCAAAGCTATAGGTCATCTCCCGCACAGATACTCCATGCTTCTGGACAAACAGTGTGGCTGGACCAACCTTAATTGGTTGGATATTTTTACGACCCCCATAGGGAGTTTGTTGGGTAATGGAAATGTTTGTTGGTGAAAGTGGATCAGATATATTAGAGGGTTTCACCTGGAACTCTTCTCCTTGTGTACCAATCAGTAGGACAGGGCCTGATTGCATCCATCTGATTGGGTTTACTTCTCCTGTACCAACGCTGAAGTTAATACCGCTCGTATCTAAAACTTCAGCAAATTTATTTGCAGTAGAGAAACTAACAAAGTCGTCGATCATCGACATGGCAACTCTGTTTGGTTCCGCAGGAGTTCCAGCAAAGATGAGGCGCTGCTGGTGAATTGTTACTGCTTGTGGGTAATTATCTACATACCACGCACCCAGTCTCCAGTTAGTAGATTGTCCGCCACCAATAAAGGTTGTTCGGTCCTTAGGATCGAGAGGTAGTGGAGTTCCTAAGCGTACTGCTGCAGTTTTGCTATCTGTTACTGAAGTAATCCAGCCCCAGACATTCTTCTTTCCAATGGTCATTCTGAAGTGGCGCCCTACATCTCTGCCCGCAGAAAACAGAGCCAAAGAAGATGTTAAGGTAGCAGTGATAACATTATCGGTAACAGTAAGAACCCCAGTAGTAGGAACTACGTCTGGTGCACGTTGTGAGCCTGCGAGCGTTACGTCGGCACTATACGAAGTTGGTGGCGATCCTATTTGCTCTGGATACGCTTGATGTAAAGTCATATAGTACCACTTATCCTCGATCTTAATATAGGAGTAGTTTGTTTCAGTAGACCAGATAGCTAGGCTAGAGTATGCTTTATCTGATACCCAAGTAATAACTGCTTCCTTATCAATACCAGCAAAATCTACGATATTTTGTAAGGGAATAATGCCTAGTTTTGTTGTGCTAATATACGAAGAAACCTTAGCAATAACAAGTAATCCTTCCTCATAGTATTCTACGTGGGGATCAGGCGTAAACCCGGTATAGATCAAAGTACTGGCAGAAAATTCAGCAACTGTCGATGTTACTATTGCAGTGTGACTATAGTTGGTAAGCTTGAGCGTATTGTTTTTATCCAGATAGTTTACAGCGGCATATGGGCCATCCTGTATTACTGCATCAGCAAGTACCCAATTGGTATCAGAATAACGAGCAAGAGTTTTTGGAAAATGATTCTTGTGGACAATATAGAGCACGTCTCCAGATTGGGTATAGTCGAGGTCAGCTAGCTCTGATTCTAGATAAGTTGATGTGACTACGTACGGAATACCTACTGACAGAACTAGTTCATTATTCTTGAGGAATCTAATCTTGTTTTCACTAAATTCTATGACATAGGCTTCAGCCTCGTTAAACTCAAAAGGAATCTGCCGTGTAAATTTACTGGAGTTTTGAACCTCGGCTACATAAATTGTGCCCATTCTCCTAGTCACACTTCCATGAGGCTGAACTACAAAGTTATGGCATTTAGCTAGCCCGTTCTGATTGCGAGAAATATCTGTACGCCCATAAACAAGTGGGCTAACCTCCCCTGAGGAGAAATTAGTTTTTAGTAGATTTGCTTTCTGTCCCATAATTACGTTCCTGGGTCTCGAACATAGCGGCCTAAACTTGTGCGAGCACCTATTAAGTCATATGATTCGAAAGTAGGTTGTGAGTTTTCTGTTGACTGCACAAATTTTGCCATTGGCATCGTATTCTTGAATCCTTGAAAAGCCTCTGCTCTCGCTGTTTCAGATTCAGTTAAATACCTAGCAAGCATATAGCCAAGATACCACTCAAGAGCTTCTGTGAATAGGGAATCTGCGTTAGTAATGTCTATAGTGTCTTCTACGTACTTCAGATAAATAATATCTGAATTAGCAAGCAAGACGCTACCTTCAACTTTATGTGGACCTGAATAGTCAACAAGCTCAACGATCCGAAGAAGATTGGATGGGAGCTGTAATTGGTAGTCATACTCAAAGGCAGGAGCTTCTGGAAGGGGGGCGAGGATGGTTCTACGAGATGCGAATCCCCAAGGGTATAGCCGCAAAACATATTGTCGAGCCTTACTAAATTCTGAATTGCAAGCCTTAGCTTCCCTAGTCCCTTCGCTTAGAGACTGTATTGTTGGAACTCCGATTTTTAGGAGTGCTCCATTGCAGATTGAAAGGTCAGTTGGCATGGTCTAAAAGGGAAAGCCATGCACGACCAGGGCGACATCCGATCGTGCATGACAGGTTTCTCCTAAGCGATGGCAAGAGAAATTAGTCAACGACGTAGAGAATCACCCCTTGGATCTCAACAGAGTCAGAAGGATTAGCTCCCTCAAACAATGCATAGACTTCGAGTTCTTTCTCAGTTTCGTAGTACAGGTAGGGGGTCTCTTCAAAAAGATCGACCTTACCAGCAGCAGCAACATCCAAATTGGTTGCAAGAGCATCTGGATCATCAGCCACTGTCAGTGCTTTGTCAAGATAGCCGGATCCGTCCAAAGCACGGAGACCGACATCAAGAGTCACTGCGGCACCAAAGGCTCCGAATTTTGCATATCCGCTAATGAGGCGAGCCCCTGCTGGAAGCTGACAGAGACGGACATCGTCGTTCTGAGCAACCACCGCTGCCACAGCATCTCGCGATGCAAGGAATTGGAAGAAAGCCATACGAACACGTCCATAGAGTTCATTCGATTTTAGAGGCGCGTGTCCTTGCGCTTCCCATTGCTTAACTTGTTTAGAATCGTGGCGAGCCATGATATTGATTTATGTGTTGTTTATTGTTGCGATTACTTAGTTTCGTCGCAGAGAACGCGAACGACTTGCTCTTCCCACATACGCGTGGCGCCGAAAGAACCGCACACATAGACTTGCGTCGAGTTGCGCTTATCACGACGAGGTCCGATGTCCGTCATGACCTCATCAGCCACGCCGAGTAGCAGACCTTGGCGTGTCCAAACAGGACAGGAACGGATGTCTCCGGTCTTGGGGAGGATGGAAGGATGGACGCGGATGAACTTGATCCCCATGAAGGTATCGATGGTGCCATTGACTAGAGCCTTAACAGCAGCAGTATCAATGTCAGTCATCTTGTCTTGGCGGAGCATCGAGTTGATCTGCCAGGCGGTAACCGCCATGTAGAGCTCCTCAGCTGCGTCCCAGTCGACTGCTTCCTCAAGATCGAACATGAGGCGGATTTTCCGCAGCTTGTCGATGGTGAGGTTGTAATTACCAGCCCCGCCAGTATCAGTATAGGTAACTGCTACATCCTGGGTTGCAGGGAAGAGGATGCTGGTTTGACCAGTCTTGCCTGAATAGGCTGTCGCAAAGGCCGCACGAACAATCTCCTTGTCCATCGAACGACCAAGCGCAAACACTGCGTTGGTAGCATAAGAGGAGGTTGGATCTGCGAGCATGCGCAGTTTGTCCTTGCGGTCGATGAGATCTGCCCAGTCATAATCTTCCGTCGCATTGCGCCGGCGATCATGAGGAGTGGAGATGAGCGGAGTATCGCTGTGGCGATTCTTGACTTTTACCGCTTCGGTAGGCCCGATGCGATCGAAGAAATCAAATTCCGAATTTTGGGATTCGACGCGCACAAAAGGGCGAAGACGAGAACCACGTTGTTGGAACTTGATTTGGATATTGGAATGGTAGCTGTTGACCAGCGCGGTGTCTACTTCGTAGGACATTTGATGTGGTGTGGTTGTGGAATGAATAAACGTTCCGGCTCCAATAGTCCACACGCGTGGGTCTTCGCCTCGCTCTTACGTCAGCTAGCGTACGGCCTGCACCGTAATAGATTGGGCTCATCAGAGTAATCCAATAAGACCAATCTATGTTGGAGGTGTGCGGGTGTAAAATACTTTTTTACGACCCGTGAAAGATTATTCTTTCTTGCCAGGGAAGGCCTTCTGGTGAAGTGCCAGCCA